CATATCTTTCTTCTTCAAGTCTGTTAGGTTGTTTAGCCAATACATATAATTTCCTTTAGGGTCATTAACAAAGTATAGGGCTATCTTGCCAGTTTCTAATAGCTTGTCGTACTTGTACACCTCTAACATTTTTTCTTTGTAGTATTTGTTTCTGAACTTCATTTCAATTACTACTTCTGTTCCTTTAGGGCTTGTGCCTATTGCATCGTAATGCTCAAAGCCATCGCCAGTATGTGTTAAGTTCCATCCATCTAAATTTAAAAGCATTATTACAGCTTGTTCCCACTTGTGTACATTTTTTATCATTTATTGTATAGTCTGTCAATATCGGCTATCCATCGTTTTAGTTCTTTGGGTCTGCAACTGCAAGGCTCATAATAAGCGTGATTAAAATACTTTGCGTGTAGCTTACATAATAGCTTGTATTGTGGTTGTGTTAGTTTGCTTGTAACCTCTGCCTTGAATTGTTCCCATTGTTTTCTGTGTTCTATTTCCATAAGTCTAAATCTATGTCGTTCCACTCATCTCTGCGTTTATCACAACCGCAATCTTCTCCCCATATCTTTTTTACTACCCAACGTATGCCAGTATAGTAAGTAATGTAGTATACTAAATCTCCTAATTTCATATTAAATTATTTATATCGTTTAATTTATTATTATCTATTTCGTATGTTGGTGCTTTTAAAGTAAACGTAGTTTTGTTTGTTCGTGTTCTTATAGTTCCTTGTTCATAAAATTTAGAACGTTCTAATAACTCATTTTTAGTAACCCATCCGCATACAGTTAAATTACTTGTTTTTTTATTTAAAGAACAGAATATATAAATATCACAATCAAAGTCTTTTTGGTAGGATATAAAATTATTAACATAGTAAGGTTTTACATCAACAGTTCTACCCATTGTTTTTACATCTATTCTTTTGTTTTTATATTTTAAATCAAATCCACCATCAAATCCATTTATTAGTTTTGTATCTATGTTTAAAAGTTCCTTTACTTTAACCTCTCCTAATAAACCTACATATTGTTCTTCTTTGTTGCCATTTGCTTTACTTCTATTACCAACATTGTTTGTAGACAAAAAATCCCAAACCATTCTCTTTGTTTCTATGTCTACATCTATGTTAATCATAGCTGTTCTTTTATATGTTTCTTTGCGTTTGTGTATGTGTTGTAAAGTGAGTAATAACTTATACCAGTTTCTCTACTTAATGCTGCTACGCTTTTACCACTTGCGCATATTTCAAATACTTTTCTATCGTACCAGTATAGGTCATCTAATATGCCATCTATTTGGTCTTTGCGTTTAGCGTATTCTACTTCGTCTATCCCTAAATCTTCTGCTTGTTTTAGTTCGTCTATTTCTTCTATGTATTCTTTTATTTGCCTTGCTTCCTTTTTGTGGGTGTTTAAGTATATGCCTCTTAACACTTTCCAACAGTAGTAAATATTAACATCTTTATTATGCCATAGGTCTAACCCTTTATCTACATCTTGTATCAGTTGTATGTACATTTCTTGTACAATGTCCTCTGCGGTGCTTTTGTTACATCCAAAGGCATACACTACCCTTAACCAATCTTGATGTCTTAAATAGGCTATTTCAACAAGGCTTTTTTTCATTCTAAAATTTTATTTTTTGGCACTACAAAATATTCTAATGGGTCATATATTTCGCCCACTACAAATGGTAGCCCAAACTCGTTAATACTAAAGCTAAAAGTTTCAAAAGGAAAACCCCTTGAACGTCTACACATTACTGTAACCCAATCCTTGTTTGTTGTATTTAATTCTAATTCTATAACAGTTTCTGCTTTCTTCTCAAGAAAACTACCAAGATGTCCAGTTCCTAATTTACTGCTTCCAAAGTTCTGATGCATAACAACCATTATGTGTGTATTATAGCGTGTTGATAGTTGCATAAGTTTAGCTACCATCTCGTTACAAGATTTAAGGTCATTTACATCTGCGACTAAATCTGCTGCGCCATCTATAAAAACTACACCAGTTTCTTTTCCGTTTTCTTTATTTTGTTCTAATGACCATTCTATAAACTCTAATCTTTGTGTATAGCTTAATGTTCTTAAGGCATAGGTTTGATAGCAACCTACATCTTTTATGTTAGCCATTTGCTCTGCTCTCTTAAAGCATCGTGCAGCGTGAAAATGCCCTTGCTCTGTATCATAGTGCATTAAGCATTTACCCTCTCTGTGTCCTTTTAATTTACCACCAAAGTTATTACCACCACTTAAATATACTGATGCAAGTAGTGATACAAAAAATGATTTTTTGCTTTTAGGCGGTGCTGTGATATAGCTTATGTTTCCGTATGTGGCTAAACCAATAGGGTATGTTAATTGTCCCCCCTTTGTTTGTATTGTCTTTTCTCCTAAACTCAAAGCGGTTGGTGGGTACTCAATATCCATAGAAGTGTCTATTGTACACTCCTCTTTTATTAGTTCCATCAACATTTGTTGTGTAGTTTGTTCTTCTGTCATTTCTTTAGTTAGTTATTGTTTTCAGTAAATATATAAAAAAAGGGGTAATAAACCCCCTTTAATTAATATCTTAAGTTAGTTTTGTTTCTGCTTTTGTAATTATATATATCCTCTAAAAGTAAAACATATTGACTTGTATTTGCACAATCAACTAATATAGAAGGATTTAAAGATAATTTATGTATCATTTGAGCGTGATTATAATTCTCATTTTTAATGAGTTTCATAACAGCACCTACAAAAGTATTTCTGTTATATCCATTGTAATAAGGTTTAAACATTAATATTTTTTGTGCAGTATCATAAGCATCTAAAATATTGTTAAATTTAAATTTACCACTTCTAAAATCTAACATATTATCACTTTGGTGTCCAGCCGCAATTCTTTCAGCAGAGCCTATTGTAAATTCTTTTATATCATTATAAAACTTTTTGAATTTAATATACTCTTTATAACCTAAATCACAATAAGCATTTAAGTAGTCCTCTCGCTTCCAATTTTTTGTATTAGTGTTTAATATTTTAACTTCTTCAAGACTATATCCATTTATTAGTATATAATATATTGGATAATCTAAATCACGAGCAGCATTAAATCTGTGTTGCCCATCTATTATTTCATATTTTTCGTTTACTATAATTGGAGAAATTAAATAATCTTTTTTAAATGATTTTTTTAATTTTTCTTTGTGACTTATATTTAAATCTCTATTACCTTTTAAAGTATTAAATATATCGTAATCTTGTGTTTTATGTATGTATATATCTGTTTTCATATTATTGTTTTTGTTTTATAAAAAAGGCGGCTTTTTACACCGCCCTTATTAAATTAAAATGGTAGGTCAGCTTCTTCTTTTGGGTGTTCTTGTACAGCTTCTTGTACTTCCTTTTCAGCGTTCACTATACTTCCGTTATTCCAAACGACCTTACCATTACCGAGATAAGTCTTTTGTTTTTTGGCTTCTCTTTCCTCTTGTGTTTGACTAACATAGATACCAGTATTATTTCCGTATCGTGTTTCGTCATTTACTGACATTGTAAGGTTTACATATACCGCTCCATCTTTCCCAGCGATAAACTTCTCTTTTGGTAGCTTTGCTACGTTTAAACTAAAATTAATTAATGCACTCATATTTATTTATTTATAGGGTTTTATATTCTGTTTTTGGTTTTTTAAAACTTTCGCTTTCATCTTCGGAAAATACTCCAAGTTCATAAAAGCCAGTTAGTTTTAATACTGCTCTACTCATTGCTCGTTTCTCTGCCATCTCGGCAACGTACCAGCTGTTGGTGTTACCATCCTTGTAGCCTTCGCCTTTAAGTGCACTACCAAAGGTTTGTATGCTTTTACCATCTTTTTCTGCAAGTGCTTTAAATACTGCATAATTAGGCTCGCATCTTATTACTTCATAATTAACAGTCATTTGCTCTAGTGCCATAATTCTATCTATGCCTTGTCTAGTGATGATTGTGTAATGCTGATGCTTAAAAAAGTCATCTTTAGTTAGGTTATACTTTTTGTACAACTCTGTTAGTTTTTCCTTGTTCATTGTTCTTTTATTTATGTTTTTCTAACCATTCAGAATACATTTCAATAGCATCACTATGATACCAATGTAATTCTTTATCATTATAATTTTCTTCATTATGTTTAAATTCATCTTGATGGTAAGCAAGTAATTTTCTTATTTCACTTGTTGTTAAATTATTTTGTTTATGTAATTTTTCAATTTCGCTTTTTGTATAGCTAATTTCTATTTCTATTTTTGAATTATATATTTTTTGTTTATTCATTGTTATTGTTTAAAATTTCTACTTCTATTATCGCTTCAAGGTATTGTACTCTACCTTCTAAAGCCTCTATCCTTGCATTTAGATAGTCTATTGTCGTTGGGGTTGCTGCTCTTTTCACGTCCTCGTAATGTGTCATTATTTATAAATTATTCTGTAAAATAATCAAAAGGGTTGTTTAAATAGCCACAGAAAATACGCAAGTCCATAACGCTGCCATATTTTAAATCGCTTACAAAAACTTTTTCTTCAAGTTCTTCATAAAGCTGTGCAACTAAATCTGGGTACTCTAAATTAGCTACACTTAATTTGTCTTTGTACAATGGGTGTAATCTTTCTAATAAATTCATATTGTTATTGTTTTTGTTATTATTCTTCAGTTAATTTTAATTCCAAAACTTCTGTTTCAGTATAAGTACCTAAATGAGTGTAAGTAT